AGAGGCTAGGTCAAATTTTAGTAATGCTGAACTATAATCAATTCTTGCAAACTTAGTAATAGATGCGCCTCCAACATGAACCATACTGTTTGGAACTGTAAATGTAGTATCGCCAGATGAACCTGCTTTGTTCTGTTTTAATACAAGCTCATTGTTTGAATTACTAAAAGCAGTTATGCCTAATGTTAAATCGTTGTTAAACGTAGAAACATTATTAATTGCATCTGAAATTCTTGAAGCATAACTATTGTTTGTTACTCCTTGGGTTCCAATGATTACTTTGTCGTTAGCTAGACTGCCATCGATTGTATTTGAATTTGTTTTAAAAATAAAGTTTACGGATCTACCTTCTGAGTCAGTTAAGTTCATTTCTTGATCATTATCAATAGAACCTATAAATTTAAATGCTGTCCAAGAGTGTGAATTTTCATTTTCGTTATAAAGTTTAAATAAATCTAAAGTTGCAGCTTGACCAACATTGGCTTTTGCACCATCATTTTTAATTGTTTTTAAATTTGTAACGTATGTATCTTTTTCAGGTTCTAATATAATAATCATTTTTTAATGTCCTTAACTTACAGCAATAAATATGTCTTTAAACGTGTATCTCATTTCAAATATTCCGCCTCGTGGCGGGTGTATCAATCCGTCTGAGTATAATGTTTGTGGATTAAAAACATTATCATTGTAAGATAATACATCTAAAAGATCATTGTCAAAAAAATTGTCTTCTGAAGTTTTGGAAGATATCATTGCAATCCTTGGTGTTATTATTGATTCAACACCTTCAGTTAGTTCAATAACTTGAGAGATTTGATTTACATTTATCGGACTTCCAATTTGCATTAAATCAAATCTCATGTTCTCTACTATTCTAGAATTAATATCAAAAATTAGTCTTTCAACATCAGTGCCACTTTTTGCTCTTATTTTAAATCTTAGACCAAAGTTAAAAACTGGGACATCGAGAATATTAAAATTATCACCTATAAGTCGATATTCATTAATATATTTTGATAAATTAGTTTTTATAGCGTCAGACGCTTCTGTATAAAATCCTTCTGAATCAATACATGTTACAAATAAATCTTTAGAACTACTAGAATAAGGATTGTCTAAAGCAACTGCTTTGTTTATCCTACCAAAGTCACTAGGCATAGTTAGTATTCTTGAAATTAAGTCTTCATGTGTAATTATTCTAGACTGAGCCCTTATTGAATTTGGTATTTGTAGTTTCATTTCTTCTAGACTTAAAGGTTGTGTACCACCTATAGACTTGTTTTCGTTAAAAACACTCACTGATTCTAAAATGTTTGTAGTGATTGTGTCGTAATTATCATCTAAAATTGACAAGTTCGGATAAGATAAGATAGGATCTCCAACTAACGTCTTAATTGACTTTACAGGAACATTATGAGTTGATCCACCGCCATGTTTATATGTTATTGTAAGGGTTTTTCCTATTGGTGAGATGCCTAAAGTATTAGATTGCAAAAGAGTACTAGGATCTAGACTTATTCTATTTAATACGTCTTTGTTTTTCAATGGAAGCAAAAGATCTTCATTATTTAAAAAAGCGTTGCTCTTTAAAGACTTGCCGCTACCGTTACCAAATCTTAGGCTAGTTTTTCCTGTGTTAAAATTTTCTTCTCTTATAAATCTATGAAAAGAAGGAACTGTTATTAAGTAGTCATCATTTGAATCTTTTACTTTTTTAAACACTGTAGATTGACTTAGAAATTCTACTTCATAATACTCATTGTTTTCATCATCGATTACACTAATAATACTTGTTATATTACTTTTTTCTAAATCTACTTTGACAAAAAAACTTTCACCGCTATCTGCAATTTTAAAAATTTCTTGACTAACTATACCAGATATACAAAGACCTTTTTTAGTTAGGAATAGACTTGTAACAGCACCACTTGCAGACTCTTCAGCAACTTCTTGTTCATAATTTTCTTTTGTAAAGTCTAAATCTTCTTGCAAAGAAAATACGACACCTGTTTCTGATATTAGTTGTGTGCCTTTTTTTATTATAGGTAAATGTGTCTTATAAGGTTTTAAGTCATAGTCGAAACTAGAAGGATCTCGATCTACCTCTATAGTAAAAGTAACGTCTACTGAAGAGGGTGATGCCTTAGAACCTTTTATGTTTGCTCTTCTTAGATGTTTTACAATATTATCAGGATCTACAGCAGTTGTATAGTCTAGTTCATTAAATTGTTGTTCTGCATAATAAACTAAAGAGTCCCCTACAATTGCTGCAAAATCTAACAGCATACCACCTAAAGAAACTTCTGAAAAGTCTACTATATTATCTTTATAGAATAGATTAGCATATTGTAAAAGATCTTCTCTAAAGTCTACAAAAGTCTGATTTGAAAATTGTTTATTGTTTTGATTTTTTAAGTAATTTTCTAACTTACTAATTGGCATATTAATCCTTAAGCTTTTTATTTAGAACTATTTATAATTAATTTTAATACTCTTGTTTTTTTATCTACTAAAGGTATAAAATAAGAAATTGATATCTCAAAAATACTATCTTTTGAGATATCAATTTTATTTTTTTCGTCTAATGTAGGTATGTTAAGATTAGTTATCACTGAGCCTTGTTTATTTAAAAATTCATATGCAACATTATTTGCAGAATTTTGTTGTTTACTCTCAGAACCTAATTTAGAAGAATAAAAATCGGCTAAGTCTATAGAAGGCATATACTTCTTTACAACTTCTTTTATTTGCTCAGATGCTAAATTAACTATTTCATCGTCTGTAAGGGTATTGTCTGAATATATTTCTTTTAACTGAGTTCCATAGTCTGGAAAGCCAAGCCTCTCGCCTTTTTGTGTCATAATTAAATTTTTTAAGTTATCCTCAACTTGACTTAAGACGTCAAAGTGCATTTTAAATAAAGTTTCTTCTTGTCTGTTACCTTTTTCTAAAGGTGTTTTGATCCCTATTGGCTTAATAGGCGTTACAGTTAAGGAAGACAGATAGTCTGCTCTTCTTTGAACATCTCTTACAACACTTCCTAATTCAGACATAAAAATTCCTTTTTTAAAATATATATTTAATATTAATTATTTGTTAAGTAGTTTTTGCAAATCTAGAAAGCATTTTATTTAAATTACTTTTTAAGTTTTCGTATCTTAATTCAATGTTACTTTTCTCTGACATAACAAAAGAGTTTACATCACTTACTTGAGGTACTACGGGAGGAGTTGTTAATCCTGGCCCTGATGTGACTCCGCTGTGTGTATGTTTTAAAATATTATTTGATATTTTATTTAGTTCATCTACTAGTGCGATATTGATGTGTATAAGTTCTTTTAACATGCTTTCTAAAGTATTACCTAGAACAAGAGGCTCTGACAGTTTTTCATTGTAACCTATTAGAAGGCCACTGCCTTTTCCTTTCATTTGCTCGAAAGAAGCAATATCGTCAGGAAATTCTTCATCTTCAATGTCACTTATCACTCCAAGCTTTATAGCTTCTTTTTTAAAGTTACCAAGTAAAATGCTTTGTCCGTCAACAAGTATCTGCCCGTTATTTTCCATGCATATGTGAGAGTAGTTTGAAAATTCATTACTTTCTTTGATTAATCTAATTGAACCTTCATCTAAAATATTATCAGTAATTTCACCATTGATATCTTTTTCGTTTTGATATTTTTTTCTAGCAACTATTCTTATATCATTGCTTTTAACTAAGATGCTAGGTAAAACTGTTTTAAAATTATTTAAAAAGTCTATTTTAAAATTTTGTCTTACTATTTTTTCTTCATCTTGTAAGAAACCTCTTTCATCTTCTATAACATCAGAAAGTTCAAAGTCTTTTAAACTTTCGCTATCTGAGTATGATAACATTTCTTGAAAATCGATCCAAGCTGTATCGTAAAAATCAGAGTTATCTAGATCGTCAAACTCTGCTACATAAATCCTTGAAGCATCGTATTCTAAACTAGACTTTCCTTCGTTTGTTTCATCTATTTCATTATCATTAAAATTTAAATAGTATTTCTGGCTTTTTAAAGTTTCTTCATGGCCTTGAGAATTTAATATTTTTGGAAAGCAATCATTTTTTAAATTAATTGTATTTTTTTCTGTATTGAAGTCTTCACTTGATATTTCGTCTGGTAAAT